AATGTAGTTTTTCATGATAACACCTATATAGCATTGATCTCCACAACGAGTACTCTCTTATTGACTTTCTGTTTACAGAAGTCTTGTATTTCCCATCATTGAAGCCAACACCGTAGAATACTTTCATTTTCGCACCTCTGCAAAATAACCTGAAATAGATATGGCAAGCATTCAGGTTAAATGCCTTTCGAGTTGCAATCTCTAGCCACATAAGCATTATATCACTTACTATCGGGTTTTGTGTAAAACTGACCATTCTGTAACGTTAAAATATTCATCCAGTCATCGCCTTTATTGCTACCTTTCATCTGCAATTTTAGAATCTTGAAATCACCTGTATATTCAGGCAGCATACTTTCAACACGGCATAATTGACCTACTCGCATGACATTATTAAGATAGCATCGCACCTCTAGTCCATCACTGACCTTTTGCGGACTACCTTGCATTCCAGTATCCTCGCTAATAATAAATCCTTCATCATTAGCTAGTGCATGCTTCTTGGGCAGCATTACTAATCGACCATCTTGTATAGACCAATCAGCATCCTG